TAAAAACTCCGTAGGTAAAACGCCCGAAATTGCTACCTCTACAAATTCTTTTGTAAAAAAAATAGTTAATAAAATTTCACGTTCTTCTGCTTCATCTTCGGCATACTTACAAGAAATATTAAAAATACGATTGTCATTAGGTTCGCTGAATATAAACAACCCCATTTTATTAACTGATATGTCTGTTAGATACAACTTTCTAAAACCGTCCTCTAAAACAATTAAACCTTTCACATTACATTTTAGTGACTGAATTATTTTCTCTAATGTATCAAATTGAATACCTTTACTTTTACCGGTAGATAATAAACTCAATGTATTTACTGAGAGCCCTGTGTCTCTTGATAATTCCTTAAGCGTCACCTTTTTTTCTTTCATGACTTTTTTTAGATTGAATTTAATCACGGCTATACCTCCATTACTTATTGAATAAAAATTTATCATATGTTAGTAAAACATTCAACAATATATAGTAAAACAGAGTTGACAAATAAATTAAGGCAGGTTAAACTGTAGATAATTACAAATAAACTTGTAATTAATTACAAATAAACTTGTAAAAAGAGGTGAAAAAAATGACTGTAAATATCAACGGAAGATTAGTTAAAAAAGCTATGTTTATTAAAGGACTTAATTTATCTGATTTATCTCGAGAAACAGAGGTTGGTATTTCTTATCTAAGTCAAATCGTTAATGGTAAGAAAGTACCTAGTCCAAAACTAGCAAAAAAAATTGCTGAAGCTTTAGATGTTGAGATTGAAGATATTTTCGAATTTGAATTAAAGGAGGTTTAAACCATGTTCAACATTGATATTGATGAACAAGAAGCTAGAGACATGCTTCAAAAAGCAATTGATGAACGCATTGAAGAGCTGGTACATGATCGATATTTCATGACCTATAAAGAATTATCGGAATATCTGAATTTAAGTAAACCGACGATTGAGGATCTACTTATTAAAAATGGAATGCGCTACTTTAAATTAGGAAGCACATACAGATTCAAAAAGTCAGACGTTGACGAATTCATGGAACGTATCACAAACCAAATGGATAATCGCAACAATGACTTAAAAAACTTAAAACTGAAAGCAGGTAAGTAACATGAAACAACAAGTTATTATTACGAAGTCGGTTTGTGGTTGGTTCAACGTAAAAAACACTGACCACGAATTATTACTCAATATCGCACCAGATGTATTTAAAAAGCATTTCCCAGAAGTCAGCGAAGATATTTGTGTTGCGTGTCTAGAGCTTGATATTAGCAGAATTTTAGAACTGAAAAATAAGAAAAAGGTAGGTAGTTAAGAATGGATATTTTAGAAAAATTAGAAGAAATGAAAGAATTTTCAATAAAGTATGGTGAAGTCAGACATGCATATGGGAGAGCAAAAGCACATTATGAAATGTTTCAATCTCTCAACTTATATGTAACAACACATTTATCAGATGAAAATGAAATCAAAGCATTTGAGCATTTTAAAGAGATGATTATAGAGGATTTACACCATGAAATAGATATATTTGAAGGTCTTTCACAAGAGTATGACGAACATGTGAAACAATTAGATGAAAATTTTAAAAACAAAGGGGACAACGAATAATGAATTTTAAAATAGCTAACTTACTAAATGAAATTGAAATCATTAAAGGAAAGTTTGAGGACTTACTTACAACATTCATGTGGTTTGAACAGGAATATTTTACACATGATTCTGATCATCAATTAAACAAAGAAGAACTTAAAATTCATGGTTATAAATATCACGAACATCGTATTCAGATTAATCAAGCGATTGATTTAATGCAGATGTATACAAAGGAATTAGAAAAAGCGCTATCTGATGAAAGTTTGACGACCGAATCAGATAACGCATAAAAATGAAGTATTTAATTAAATACTCACTAAAATAATAACATATATGAAAGGTTGGTTATTCTTGTTCGACTTAAAATATAATGACGAACTTCACATAGTATTGTATCAAAGTTTGACATCAAAAGGAACAGATGACGTAAAAAATATAAAATGGTCTGACTGGTGCGAGTTTTTAACTCGTCCAGTTATCAGCCCCAATAAATATGCTAACGGTTTAGCGATTTATGGTGATGTTGACGAGGGTGTAGATGAGAAAACGGGTGAGATTTTGCAACATCGTAGAAAAGATAAAAATGTAATGTATCGACAAGTTTTTTCTTTGGACTATGACGACATCGACGATATGAACCGATTTCTAAATAACATTAAAGATAAGATGAAACATTTTGCGTATTTTATATACAGCACATTCAGACATCGTGATATACATGATGAGAATGATAAAAACCTACGTCCTAGGTTTCGTTTATTGATTCCTGTAGACGATATTTTAGAGCCTGACGAATATACAAAGTATGCTGGAGCATTATCAAGGTACATTGGAGAGCCAATTGATGAATCATGCTTTAAACCAATTCAATTATCAGCATTACCCGTTATAAGTAATAAAGATGCACCATATCATTGGTATAACAATGACGCTCCTTTCATCACACATCACCAATTGAATAATTGCCTTGCTAAATTCCCTCTCAATGTAACTCAGAGCGAATCTCAGAATATTATAGTCAGATATAAGAGGCATGACAGCGCATATTGGCGTGATATTGCATTCGGAGTTAGTGAAGGTGAACGGAATCAAACCTTAGCTTCATTAATAGGTTATCTGTTGCGTAGATATGTAGATCAATATTTGGTCTATGGTCTGGCAAGTGCGTGGGCAATGACTTGTACACCACCAATTGAACAAAAAGAAGTAAATAAAACATTCGAAAGTATTTTAAAAAGAGACAATCAAAATAAGAAGGGGGTTTCTGATTGAGTGAAGTAACTAAAGAAGATGTTTTCGAGTTAATCGAAAAAACTAACTATATGACCAATAGCGACGATTGGCGCAGTAAATTAAGACGAACAGCAAAAACTAATGCATTAAAAAAGACAACAACTAACGCAGAGATTATTTTAGGCAACGATGAAAGTTTAAATAATTTAGTTCAATATGATGTATTTGAAAACGTCACTAAACTTAAACGTCTTCCTTACTGGCGTTCAAAAGACGATACAAATTACTATTGGGCTGACATTGACACAACGCATGTTATTTCTCATATAGACAGAGTTTATCATGTGCAGTTCAGCCGTGATGTTATGGATAGTGTTATAGAAAAAGAAGCCTATCAAAACAAGTTCCACCCTATCAAGTCACTTATTGAAAGTAAACAATGGGACGGTGTAAAAAGAATAGAAACTCTCTTCATTGATTACTTAGGTGCAGAAGATACACATTATAACCGTGAAGTAGCTAAAAAATGGGTGATGGGAGCAATTGCTAGAATATATAAACTCGGTATTAAATACGACACAATGGTTATTTTATACGGTAAACAAGGCGGAGGTAAATCAACACTGGCGAGCCGTATGGGTGGTCAATGGTATAACCAAAGTATTAATACATTCAAAGGTGATGAAGCATACAAAAAGCTACAAGGTTCATGGATTTGTGAAATTGAAGAACTATCAGCCTTTCAAAAATCTACTATTGAAGATATTAAGAGTTTTATCAGTGCGGTTGTTGATATTTACAGAGCTTCTTATGGCAAACGTACTGAGAGACACCCACGTCAAAGTGTTTTTGTAGGTACAACGAACAACTATGAGTTTTTAAAAGATAAGACAGGTAATAGACGTTTCTTACCGGTTACTACTGATAAGGATAAATCAACTAAAAGCCCGTTTGATGATCTAACACCTGAGGTTGTTCAACAAATGTACGCAGAAGCTAAAGTATATTTTGATAAAAACCCTATTGATAAAGCATTGCTTTTAGACAAAGAAGCCTCAGAAACTGCTTTAGAAATGCAAGCAGAACATTCAGAGAAAGATACACTTATCGGTGAAATAGAGGATTTCCTAGAGCAACCTATACCATCTGATTATTGGTCGTTAAGTTTACATGAGAAACAAGTTTTATTCAATGGTGTAAATGGTACAAATTCAGATAATCACAGATTCTCTTTTTATAACGACGGTACTTTGTTCTCATTAGATGGTTCAAAGCCGGGTCAATATGTATGGCGTGATAAGGTTTGCAGTAAAGAAGTTTGGAAAGTGATGATGGGCAGAGATGACCAGCCTCAACCTCATCATTTACGTAAGATTGATGAAGCACTTAGAAATACACGCTATTGTGGGATAAAGAAAAGACGTACTAGGTACGGTGAAGGTATAGGATTACAATATGGTTTTGATTTAAATATGAGAACTTATTATCAAGAATTAAAAGAAAAACATCATAAATAATGGAACAACGGAACAGATTTAGAACACAAATAGAACGCCTTCAATTGATTGGGGGAGTAGGTGCCATGCTATAAGTGTTCCAGTGTTCTACTAACTTTGCTCTAAACTTCAGAAAAAATAATTATAATATCTCAAAGTGTAGGGGGAAGTAATCATGGAACATTGGAACATATAAGTTCTATCCCTTGTGGCAGTAAGATTCAAAGGTGTTCCACAGGTGTACCGGTTGTACTGATTGTGGCATAGCATGGGACACCTAACAAGACAATGGAGGTTACAAATGAACAAAAATAGATTGAAAAACAAAATCTTGGAATATATCAAGGCTCATAAAGAAACATCATTTGTAGAAATAGAAAGGATATTTGAAGAAAATAACTTCAATTACAAAGGAGATATAGCATATTTAAGCGGAGAAAATACCAATGTTGTATTTTGGATTGGTTGGAATGAGGAAGCTTTCAAGCTAATTTCTGATTTGAAAAGAGAGGGCGATATAGAAATGACAATATGTCCGCCAATATATTATATGATCGATGGTAAATGTTTGGAGTTGCCGATTGTAAAGTCAAAGAACATCAAAACAGAACATTGGTTACCTGTTGCGTTTTCAGTTGTATAGCGTAGATACACTGATTTAAATAATCCCCACGTTTGGTCCAGCTGAACCAAACGGAATAATCACAGTTTTGATTCAGCTGAACCAAAACAGTCAAAAAGTGAAAAGGGGTGCGACTTTTAAACCCCGTCCTTATGCTATTTTGCTATATCGTTCGACAAGAAAGACTGCAGTGAAATTCTAAATAAAAAGTTGAAAATCGGGAAATAATCAAGAAATTCAGGGAAATAACGAGAAAAAATAAGAAGTGCAATGCCTTGTCAGGTAACACACAAAATACAATAAAAGAAAAGAGTGATTAACCCACATTATTCAATGAAATAAGTCGCAAAATCAGCACTACGACCATAAAATAGGAGGTTTTAAACTATGAAAACAAAAGAATTTAGAATTAACGACAGTATGGGGATTGCAGAATTAAGAGAATTACGCACGCAACGACTAGAACTTGAACAACGTGCGGACCAACTTCTTGAAGAAAAGAAACCTAAAGAAGTAATGGATGTTATTTCAGAAATTAAATCATTAGACAAACGAATCAAAGCATTGGAAGAAGAAATTTATACAAAAGAAGGAGAAACGCGCATGAAACCATCACCATTTGCACCACAAATTAATAACACTAAACAACAAAGCAAAGAATATCGAGACTTCAAACATTATTTAGAAACTAAGGAACTACGTGCAGACATTAAAACAGATACAGGTGCAGCAGTTGTACCAGAGGAAGTCGTAACGGATATCGAAGAAATCAGAGACCAAGTTACAACACTTTCAGATTTCGTAAATGTAGTTAAAGTAGAGCATGGTTCTGGTAAGATTCCAGTATTAAAACAAGATATTCCAGCATTACCGCAAGTACCAGAACTACAACAAAACCCAGAGTTAGCAATGGCACCGTATACGCCTATTTCATACGATATTGTAACGCACCGAGGTTTCTTACGCTTATCACAAGAGGTTGTAGAAGATAACCGTTCTAATTTAGTAGATTTAGTAACTCAATATTTAGGACGTTCTGTAATTGCAACTGAAAACCAAGCGATTTTAAATCAACTCAATCAATTAGAAGTTATTGACGCAGTAGGAATTGACGGTATCAAAACTGCATTGAATACTAAGTTGTTACCTAACTATGTTAACAACGTAATTATTGTAAACAGTACGACATTCAACAAGTTAGATCTGCTTAAAGATAAGAATGGTCGCTACTTGTTACAAGACCGAGTAGGAGACGCACCAGGCAAAGCAATCAATGGCGTTCCTGTACACGTAGTAAGCGATAAAGAGTTACCGGGTACAAATATTGTCATCGGTTCATTAAAAGACACTGTGACATTGTTCAGACGTTCTCAGTACAACTTGCAATGGACGGATTACATGCATTTCGGTCAAGGTTTCATGGTCGCTATTCGTCAAGATTGTAAGTTAATGAACAAAGAAGCAGCATACCTTTTAAATTTCTCAGTAGAGAGTGAAGCATTACCTACAGCTTAA